AAACGAATGCATGGAAAGTCAAAAAATGAAATTTTTGCAAAATTTCTCACTAATTTTTAGAGAAAGAGGTTAAAAAATGAATAGAAAAGATGAGTTACTAAAACTTTTTGAAGAGGTTGAAAACAAGTCGCTTATCGTACCGTTGATAGATGATTTTATCTACATGGAAGCTCAACTCGCAGAACTTCGTAAATTACCTTTGATTCGAGTGCATCCGAGTAATCCAGAAATTCAGAAACAAACTGAAGCTGGAAAGTTGTACAAAAATCTTTTTCAGCAATACAACAATACAATCCGAACACTCGCTGGATTTATTCGTCACGATGAATCTGAAGAAGTTTCGCCATTAGAAAAATATCTTAACAATTTAATGGAAAATAAATAAGGGGTTGAAATGTATTATATTTATAGAATTAGAAATTTAATTAACGGAAAAACTTACATCGGTCAACATAGGTATAAGAATTTAAATGACTCTTATTTAGGTAGTGGAAAGCTAATAACAAAAGCTATTAAGAAATATGGTAAAGAAAACTTTACTAAAGAAATTCTTGAAAAAGATATTCCTACTGTAGAATTAGCTAATGACTTTGAACAAATGTATAGAAGTTATAAGCAATCTGGAGGAACTTTAAGCTGGCATGAGTTTCAGAAAAGTTATTCTAGAGGAGAATTATGATTGTAAAAACAAACGGTTATCTAGAGCAATATTACAAAGCCTGTAAATCAAAAGAAATAATGGTCGGGCAAGAAATGATGCAAACTCTAGAAAACCTATTAGAAGATATGGACAACGATGAGTATTATTACGATACAACTCCTGCCGATTTGCGAATAAATTTTATTGAAAGCATTGTAAAATTAACGAAAAGTCCATTCTACGGACAGCCAATGAAACTTATGCTATTCCAAAAAGCTTGGATTTCTGCTCTTTTTGGTTTTCATATGACATCAGACAAAACAAGGCGTTTTCGAAAGACTTTATTTTTATTAGCTCGTAAAAATGGTAAATCGGAATTAAGTTCAGCTCTATGTTTAGCAGAATTTCTTATCGGCGGTAGAGGTATGGATATTGTCTGTACTAGCAATGATGATTCGCAAGCTATGATTCTTTTTTCTGCAATAGACACTATGAGAACACTTATAGACCCGAATGACAAAGTTACTAGAAAAACAATTCGGGATATTAATTGTAAAGTTAATAATAATAAGATATTTAAGCTCTCAGAACGGACTCGAAATAAAGAAGGTAGGAATGTGGACGTTGGTATTGTAGATGAGGTTCATGAAATGGCATCTGATGCAGCTATCGTAAAATCTGTTGAACAGTCACAATCTCTGAAAGTAAATCCTCTATTGATTCTAATCACAACCGAAGGTTTTGTTAATGATGGTTTTTTAGATAGAGAACTTATTCGAGCTAGAGCTATATTAAATAGAGAAGTCTGCGATTCTGCTGCAAAACGTACATTGCCATAGTTATATACGATGGATGGTGAAAACGAAATCTGGTTAGGTAATAGAGAAAACCGATTATGGGAAAAAGCAAATCCAACTTTAGGTGTTGTAAAGAGATACGATTATCTCGAACAACAAGTCGATATGGCAAGGTCTAGTGCAGTAGACCGAAGTTTCGTTTTTAGTAAAGACTTTAATTTTAAGCAATCTACAGCAACTGCTTGGTTAAAGTTAGAAGACTACAACTACGAAGAAGTTTTCGATTTAGAGGATTTCCAAGGTGCTATTTGTTTAGGAGCAGTCGATTTAGCTGAAACTACAGACTTGTCTTCTGCTAAAATCCTTATGATGAAACCTGGTAACAACAAAAAGTATATTCATAGTATGTACTGGATTCCTGAAAGCAAATTACAGCAACGAGATGACAAAACAGCTGGAGCTAAATATAAGGAATGGGCAGAAAAAGGAATGCTACGAATTGTAGATGGTAATTACACCAACACAGCTGTAGTAGCAGATTGGTTTTTTGAGCTTTATCAAAAGTACAGGATTCGACCGTACAAGATTGGATATGACTTTAAGTTCAGTACAGAGTTTTTAACAAGAGCTGAAGATTATGGTTTTGAAACTGAAATGATTTTACAAAGAGCAGAAGTTTTAAGTCAACCGATTTCTATGACAGAAGCTGACTTAAAAGATAAACTAATTATCGGGTTAAACGAAATCGATAAATGGTGTTTGTCGAATGCAACATTAACTGTAAATAAGCAAGGTTTCGGTATATTAGAGAAGATAAAAGGTCAAGGTAACCGCAAAATCGACGGAGCAGTTACGTTAGTAATGGCTTACGAGATGTATAGAAGATACAGAAATTCTATTTCCACTAATTAGGAATAGCACTAACTAAATATTAAATTAGGAGAAAATTATTTTGAAACTTTTCGACATTCTTAAACAGAAAATGTTTACTCAAAAAAATAGAGCGAAGTCTCAAACTTGGTATCCTGCATCGTACTACCCTAATAGTAATTACTCAGTGTTTGAAAGTGATACTGTTTTACAAGCTATTCGTTGTGTTGTTCAGGAAATAAAGAAACTAGAGCCGAGACACATCGTTAAAAGTGGAAATAGATACAAATCGGTATACGATTCTATACAGATGACTCTAGATGACCCAAATGAGCTAATGACAACAGCTGATTTTCTTGAAAAAGTTGCTTACAGTTTGCTCACTACAAACAACAGCTTTATTTTGCCAACTTGGGAAAATGGTAATCTTGTAGCTTTATATCCATTGTATCCAGAAGCGGTAGATTTCGTTCAGGATAATGTTAATACTTTGCACGTACATCTCAGATTTGCAAATGGTTATGAAGCACTATTAAGATACTCGGATGTTATTCACGTGCGTTACAATTTTGGACCATCTGAATATATGGGTGGAGACATTGAAGGAAAGCCAGATGTAAAAACACTTCAGAAATCCGTAAACTTAAACGAATCGTTATTGGATGGTGTACAAAAATCTATAAAATCAAGTTATGCTATCAACGGTGTTGTTAAGTACAACACTTTACTAGATGATGGAAAAACAGAAGAAGAGTTAAAGAAACTTGCTGAAAAAATAAACAATAACGAAAGTGGATTCATGCCATTAGACTTAAAAGGTGAATTTATTCCTTTTAACAAAGATGTAAAACTAGTAGATGAAGCAACTCTAAAGTTTGCTGATGAAAAATTACTTCGTACATACAGAATTTCAGTGCCAATTCTTTCTGGTGATTTTACTCCAGAGCAATACGCTTCGTTCTATCAAGCAGCTATAGAGCCAATAGTCGTTACTTTAAACCAAGCCTTTAGTAAGACTTTATTCACTCGTGACGGTAGAACAATTTTAGGTCATAGAATTGAGTTCTGTCATGACAAGCTAGATACAATTTCGATTTTGGATAAAGAAAGGGTCGGCACTCTTCTTTCTAACACCGGAGCTATCGAAGTTGACGAACTTCGTCATATGCTTAGCATGCCACCTTGCGAAGATGAGACATTAGGTAAAACAATGATTATGAGTAAGAACTTCGGTTCAGCTGAATCTGTAAAAGATATGGTTACTGTACAAGCAGAAGCTCAAGTGGATGCTGCAAAAGCTGAAGCGGATGCTGTAAAATCTAAAGAAAAGAACACTAACTAACTATATAGAGGATTGAAATATGGAAAAGGAATATAGAAGTGCACTTTCTAGCGTAGAGCTTAGAGAGGAAGAGTCGAAATTAATATTGGAAGGATATGCTATTGTCTTCGATGCTGAAACACTTATTGGTGTAGATGAACCTGGAAAAGGATATTACGAAACAATAGCTAAAGGTTCGATTGATAGCTCAGCATTAAAAGATGTACCGCTTCGCTATAATCATTCGAACGAAAATTATATTTTAGCTAGAACAAGAAATAATTCTTTAACACTAACTATTGATGAAAAAGGATTATTTATTCATGCCGAGTTGCAAGCAAATGTACAAAGCCATAGAGACGCTTACAACATGGTTAAATCTGGTTTATTAGATAAAATGTCTTTCGCTTTTACGGTAAAGGAACATGAGATTGACAAATCTGGAAAATTACCTAGAAGACGAATTACAAAAATAGATAAACTTTTCGATGTATCGATTGTTGATACACCTGCTTACGACGCAACTGAAATTCATGCTCGTTCTTTAGCTCTAGTGGAGACTGAGTTAAAAGCATTGGACAATGAAGAGCAAAGAAAATCGTTGGAGAACGAAAAAGAAGCTAATCAGAAAGCATTGGAATTAGAAAAGTTAAAAATAAAAATCCGCTTAGGATTACAAGATTAGATTAGGAGAAATGAAAATGAAGAAAATTCAAAACTTAGTTGATTTAAAAGTAAAATTCGCTGAAACAGAAAAACGTTTTAACGAAACACAGGACGCAGCTGAAGCTAGAGATTTAGGTAAAGCTCTTGAAGTATTAAAAGCTGCTATCAAAGAAGCAGAAGCTGAACTTGAAGCTGACAAGAAAGAAGATGAGCCAGAAGCTGTAAACGCTCCAGCAGGTGAGGAAGCTCGTTCGAAAATGGATGTAATGAAATCTTACAACGTAGAAAAACGTGCAGAAAGTCCTCGTTCAACAATGGAATATCGTTCTGCATTCAAAGATTATGTACAGACAGGTGCAATTGCTGACAATCTTCAGTTCCGTAACAACCAGACAGGAGCAATTGTTGAAGCTCGTGCTGCTGGTCCAATGACATCAGCTGACTTAGGTGTTATGCTTCCAGAGACAATCGTTCAGGAAGTAATCAAAGATTTAGAAAAATCTTACGGACAATTGTATTCAAGAGTACGCAAATTCAACGTAAAAGGTGGACTTAAAATTCCAGTTGGTTCATTCGGTGCTACATTCAAACGTATTGCTGAAACAGGTGCTCCATCTGAAAGACAGAAAGCTGGCGAAATTACAGGTTCAGTAACATTTACTTACAAACTTGGTGAAGTTCGTATCTCTCAGACATTGGTTGAATCAATTCTTTCAGTTCCAGCATTCGAAGCAGAAATTGCAAAAGTAATTGTTGAAGCTTACATGAAAGCAATGGAAGATGAAATCCTTAACGGTGATGATTCAGCTAACCAGTGTGAAGGTATTTTAACAAACGTAAGTAAAATTCCTGCTGAAAATATTATCACAATCAATGAAGCAGAAATGAAAGATTGGAAAGCAATTCAGAAGAAACTTTTCGCAAAAGTACCATTAGCAATGAGACGTGAAAAACTTGAATTTGCAATGACAGTAAATACTTACGAAGGAAACTTGAAAGCATTAGCTGACGACAATAACCGTCCATTAGCAAAAGAAGTTTTCAATCCAGTTGACAATGTAGAAACAGCAACATTCAACAGCAAAGAAGTAATCTTCGTAGAGGAAGGTTTAGGAATTAAGAACTTCGATGAAGCTGCTGAAGGTGAATTCTTCGGAATGTACTGGGCTCCACAGAAAGCTTACGGTATCAACTCTAATATGGAATTTGCTACAAAACGCTACTTCGATGAAGAGAAATTAGAATGGGTAACTCGTGCAGTTGTTATCAACGACGGTAAAATCCTTGACCCTAAATATATCTTCTTATTGAAGAAATCAGTAACTGCGTAAGCAAATGAAATGGTGGTAGCTTTCGAGCTGCCACCTAAATGAAGAGAGGAATTAAAATGGTAAAACTACAAATATTGCAAAGTTTTAGAGACAAGAACAATGGTAGATTTTATAAGCCAGGTGAATTGGTTGAATTTAGCGAAGCAAGAGCTAAAGAATTGCTTGGACATGTTTTAGATTTGGTTGTTGTGATAGATGATTTCTACGAGTTAAAAAATGAAGATAAACCACGACCAAAGAAAAGAACTAGTAGAAAGTTACAGCAAAATAATTAGAAGGGGCTAAAATGCCCCTATTTTTAAATAAGGTGTAAAAGAAATGAATCTTTTAGATGAAGTTAAGAAGAGATTAGCACTTACAGGTGAGTATCACGATAGTTTACTGCTAGGTTTGGCAGAAGATGTAAAGCAATATATGCTTAGTGCAGGTGTAGAGCAATCTGTAGTAGATAGTAAATTGTCTATAGGTTGTATTGCTAGAGGAGTACAAGACCTTTGGACTAAAGAATCTTTTTCCGACATTTTCAAACAAAGAGTTATACAATTGACTTTCGAACCTGAAACTGATTTAGAATTGATTCCAGATTTACTTGTAGCAGATTCAGAAGAAGGAGACGCAGAAGATGTTTCACATAGCTCCGATATTTAATGTTCCAGCAAAACTGCTTATACCGGTAGTTAAGAAAGTAAATGGAGTTGCACAGAAAACATTCGAGGAATCGGATGTAATATATGTTTCAGCTAGAGCTTATGGTGGTACAGAGAAAGTTGTCGATGACAAATATGTGGTCGAGGATACCATTAGTATCGAATGCTGGTATAGACCGGACATTACAAGCGATTGTAATTTACGTTTATTAGATGATAACTCGGAGTGGGAAATCCTGAACACTCCAGAAAATATAGATAGAAGAAATCAATTTTTGAAATTTAAAATAAAAAGGTTAAAAGGAAAAGCATAGGAGTAATTAACAATGGCAAAAGGAAAGATAGAATTCTATGGTGATTCTGAGATACTCAAGAAGTTAGAAGAAGCAGGGCAAAATGTAGAAGAAGCTATCACAACTGCTATTCGAAAATCTGCTGAAAAGCCCGCTGATGAGATGCTTTCCTATATACGAAAACATAGACGTTCCGGTAGAACAGAAAATTCTTGGACTGAATCCATTAAGAGTAAAGATGGAGTAATCACTGCTGAAATTGGTTTTAGTGTTAGAAAAGGTGGTTTAGCTGCTATTTTTCACAATGTTGGAACGCCAAGAAAGGCTCCTCCTGCTTCGTGGTTCATTGATAATGCCATTGAAAGAAACATTGACGATATTATCGAGGCACAAAATGTTGCGTTAAGAAAAGTATTTGAAAAGGTAACCAACTAAATAAGAGAGGAGATAAATATGTGGAGCAAACTTCAAGAAGTATTTGATGAGCTTGAAACAGACTATAGAATTTCATACTCAAGGCAAGGAAGTTACGAAATAGATGAAGAGCTTCTGAAAGTTTTTTTACTTTTTGGAACAAAAGTTCTGAATTTGAAAATTATTACAATAACAGACCTTCTAGCTGTAACTGGGACTGGAATGTATTCTTCTATACCAAGAACCCAGCTGAGATTTACGAAGGTTTGAACAAGTTTATTAAGAAAGCTGAAGAAAAAGGTTTCATTGTAGAGGATGCAGGTAAAGATATTCAAACAGATGAACCTAATTATTTCGGAAGATATACGACGGTTACTTTTATAGAAAGATTGAAGTAAAAATCACTAACTAATTGTATAGTTTAAGGAAAGATTTCCTTAAAGTTAAAATTAAAAACCTATAGGAGAAATGTAAATATGGGAAAACAAATTTACGAATGGCGTGGTGTTGAGAACCTCGTTGCTGCTGAAGTATTAACAGATGATGCTGACGGATACACAACAGGTGAAGTTTTTGACATTGCTGGTGTTGCTGAATTAGGAAGAACAACAGAAAACAGTTCTGAAACAAAGTATTACGATAACGTTCCTGCTTTGGTACTTGATTCAGTTGGTGCTGATACAGTTACTTGTTCAGTTTCTGGTATTCCTTTAGATGTATTAGCAAAAATTACAGGTCAAGTTTTCAACGAAGAACTTGGAGTATTTGTTGAAGGTGAAAGAGAAGCAAAATATTTCGCTCTCGGTTACAAAACATCTAAAACAAATGGTGCTGATGTGTATGTATGGAGATTCAAGGGAAAATTCTCAATCCCAGATTCATCACATGCTACAAAAACAGCTGGTACAGAAGCTAATGGACAGGAAATTACTTTTACAGGTATTTCTACAACTCACAAGTTTGAAAAAACAGGTAAACCAGCAAAAGCTATAAACGTTGACACTGAGCTTTCAAAAGTAGATGTTGAAAACTTCTTCGCTGAAGTTAAAACAATCGACACTTTAGTAGTTAAAGCTTAATTGGAACCTCTCTCGGCTCTGGGTGCCGAAAAGCACTTGGAGCTTTTAGAGATAGGTTGTATTCAAAAATATTGAGATGAGGTTAAAAAATGCAATTAAACATTTACAATGGAACAGAAATTATCAAAACATATACAGCTGAAACAGCTTTTCTTCCTTTAGGTGTTTGTGAAGACATCCTAAAAGCAGTAGATATTGACACTCTAGTTTTAGGTGCTAATGACCCAGAGAAACAACTAGCTCTTGGAGCAAGTATTATAAAAATAGTTGTTTCTAATTTTGATTCTTTTAAAGAATTGTTGAAAAGCACATTCGTAGGATTAACAGATGACGAATTAAGAACTACAGATATTGGTGAAGTTGCTTCCGTTATTACTGAAATTGTTTCTTACTCGGTTAACAAGTTGTTCAATATTTCAGCAGCTAAAAAAAAGTAGAAAAGGATGGACCTCCCAAGACAATATATGAGACTTTATTCGACTTGCAATTACAACTTTGCGAGTCGTACAATTTAAGTCCATTCGAAATAAGAAAAGTTAGATTCAGTGAATTCTGTTTGTTTCTAGATAGATTAAATATTAGAGGTAATCAGAACACTACAGCAGACGGAATCGAAAGAAGACCAGCTGGAGACAACTGGTTCTGATATAGAAGCAGGTCTTAAAAACCTGCTTTTTTAATGGCTAGAAGTACACTAATTAAGAGTAAAGAAAAGGTAACAGTATGGCAAAGAAAAATGACAATATTGGATTAAAATTCACAGCCGATGTCGTAGACTTAAAGTCAGGCATTAAGGAAGTAAAAACCGAGATTGCTCAAGCTAATAAAGACTTTCAACAAGCATCTGCTGGTCTAGACAACTGGTCTAAATCTAGCGAAGGACTTGGAGCAAAAGTAACTCAACTAAACACTAAACTCGAAGCGCAGAAGAAATCTGTAGCACTGTATCAAGCAGAGATTGAACGTGTTTCAAAATTAGAAGGTAATCATTCCGCTGAATTGGAAGCATTAAAATCAAAACTTCAAGATGCAGAAATTGCTGTTGCAAAAACAGAAAAAGAGGTTAGAAAATATTCAACAGCTTTAGAAGATGTTGTAAAAAGCGAAAAAGAGCAGAAATCTACTTTGAATCAGCTCACAAAAACTATAAAAGAGCAAGAAGATTCGTTATCTGGTTTGCAGAATGAATATCGAGATGCTGTTCTTACTTACGGAAAAAACAGTAAAGAAGCAAAAACGCTTAAAAAAGAGATTAGTAATTTATCTAGTGAATTAGAAGAAAATAAAAATCAAGTAAAGTTTGCAGACAAGCAATTAGAGTTACTCGATAAACAATTCGATGAGACATCAGATAGTGCTGACAGTTTTGCAAAAGGTATAGAAGGAATAAAAGGAATCGGTGCAACTTTAGGAAAAGGATTTGCAACAATCGGTGCTTCTGTTGGAGCATTAGCTGGAGCATTTCTAGCAACTGCTTCTGAGACTAAAGAATTCCGTACCAATATGGGTAAACTTGAAACTGGTTTTGAAACTTCAGGATTAAAAGCAGAGCAAGCTGCTGAAACATATAAAAATCTATTTGCTGTCGTAGCGGATGAAGGTAAAGCAACAGAAGCAACTGCTATGCTTGGTCAGATGGCTAAAACTCAAGAAGACCTTAACAAGTGGGTAAACATCAGTACGGGTATTTATGCTACATTTGGTGATTCATTACCAATCGAAGGTTTGGCAGAAGCAGCTTTAGAAACTTCCAAGACTGGAAAGCTTACAGGTTCTTTATCAGATGCATTGAACTGGGCAGGAATAAGTGAAGAGAAGTTTCAGGAATCACTTGATAAGTGTACAACAGAGCAAGAAAGACAGAAATTAATTACAGATACTCTTAATAAGACTTACGATGAAGCAAGTAAGAAATACCAGCAAGTAAATGCTGATGTAATTGAAAGCAATAAAGGACAAGCTGAATTATCCGAAACAATGGCACAACTCGGTGAAAAAGCAGAACCAATTTTGACAGCTGTAAAAGATGGCTTTAATGAAATAATGAAAGCTGTTTTAGGTTTGATTGAAAATGTTGACTTCGAAGCAATAAAAGTTGCTATAGAAAATGCTTTTGCTTATTTTATCGATGTTATTATTCCAGCAATCATAGATGGTTTTAACTGGATTGTTGAAAATAAAGATATGCTCATAACCGGAATTGTTGCGATAGGAACAGCAATGCTCGCTTGGAATGTTGTAGGTATTATACAAGGTGTTGTTGGAGCAATTAAAGGTTGGACAGCTGCAACAGAAGGTTTAACACTTGCTCAAAAAGCAATGAATCTTGTTATGAAAGCAAATCCGATAGGTTTAATTATTTCTCTTGTTGTCGGCTTAGTAGCTGCTTTCGTAACACTTTGGAACAAGTCAGAAGGTTTCAAGAAATTCTGGATTGACTTATGGGCAAAAGTTAAAAACGTTTGTGCAAGTGCTTGAGAAGGAATCAAAAAGGTTTGGGGTATTGTTGCAGATTGGTTTGGTAACTTGTTTACTTCCGCTTGGAATAAAATTAAAAGTGCTTGGTCAGGTATAACTAAATTTTTCTCTGAAACAAAAACTAAAATTATTGACACATTCAAAGAATTGCCAAGCAAGATGTTGTCGATTGGTGAAGACCTAGTAAAAGGACTTTGGAATGGAATCAAAGACATGACAAAGTGGATTACGGGAAAATTGAAGTCGTTTACTTCTGACGTTCTTGGTGGAATTAAAAAATTCTTCGGTATTCACTCGCCATCGAAAGAGACCGCTGAAATAGGTAGATTCTTAGATGAAGGTCTTGTTCAGGGTATTGAAAAGAACAAGAAAAAAGTTACCAAAGCAACGGATAAATTAGGAAGTGAAATTCTCGATTCGATTTCTGGAATTGAAAAAGAGCTTGAAAAGAAGAATATTGCAGAAAAGATTATTGCTCTTGGTGGCAAAGTTGAAAATCCTTTTGCTAATTGGACTTGGAGACAATTAGACAGTGAAGCAAACAAGTTAAAATCTCATCTTGATTCGATTACTGAGAAAATAATTGAAAATGGTGTTACTCAAGATGAATGGGGAACATCACAGGAAAAGATAAACGAGCGTGCAAAACTATTAGAAGATAGATTAAAAGCACAAGCAGAGTATCTCGATGTAATTAAAGCTCGACTTTCGAAAACAGTGAATGTTGATGTAAAAAATGATTACGAGCAAAAGCTCAAAGACACTCAAGAAGCAATTAAAGTTACAGAACAAGAGTATGCTGAACTTGAAGGAAAAGTTACTGAAATAAATAATATGAGTTTATCTGACAAGTTGTTTGAAAAACTCGGTACAGCTTTCGATATGTCAGCTGATAAAGTAAAGGATTTCGCAAAACAAGCGGCTGACGCAATGAAAAATCTCGGTACTCAGCTTTTCGATTCTTGGAATGAAAGCATAAATAAACAAATTGAAGCACTCGACAAAGAACTTGAAAAGTTCAACGCTGTAAAAGATGCTGAGCTTGAAAAAGAAAAAGCATATCAAGATGAGCAATTAGCAATTCTTGAAAGTGCAAGAGCTAGTGGTGCTATTACCGAGCAAACATTCTTGTTGAAAAAACAACAACTTGAAAAAGATACAGCAAAGAAAGCAGCACAACTTGAAGAAGAAAAACGAAAGCAAGAAGAATTAACACTTAAAAAGAAAAACGAGTTAGCGAAGAAACAATTCAACGCACAAAAAGCAAATGATATTGCAACAACTCTTATTAATGGTGCAACAGCTATTGTAAAAGGTTTTGCTCAATTAGGACCAATCGGTGGTGCAATTAATGCAGGTGTTCAAGCAGGAATTACAGCAACACAGGTAGCAATGATAGCAAAACAGAAGTTTATTCCAATGCTTGCAAAAGGTGGTATCGTTGATAATCCTACTCTTGCAATGATTGGTGAAAACGGAAAAGAAGCAGTTGTTCCATTAGAAAACAATCTAGGTTGGATTCGTGAACTTGCTGAAAAGTTAAGCGAAGTTCTGCGAAAAGATTTTTCTTTAGGAATGAATGTAAATCAATTGCAACCTGCTTTAGCTGGAGCAACTAATATAAATAATTACTATTATCAGACAATCAATTCTCCACAGCAATTAAGCCGAAGAGAAATCTATAGAGATACAAAGAACTTATTGTCTTTACGAGGTAGATAGAAATGTACATATTGAAAGTTGAAAATAGAAATGGTGCAGTCTTAAGGCTTAGCCAAAACGAAAGTAAGTATCAAATTCTGAAAATCGATGGATTAACTCCTCCTGATGCAGATATTACAAGTTCCACTCTTGCAAACATGCATGGTGAAAAATTCAAAAGCAGTAAAATTGGAGTAAGAAACGTCGTTATCAATTTGAGACTACAAGGTAATGTAGAAGAGAATAGAATTGCTCTATATGATTTTTTCGACAACGGTGAGGAAGTAAAAATCTATTATCAAAACGGAATGCGAAATGTTTTCATCGACGGTTATTGTGAAAAAGTTGATAGTGATTTTTTCTCAAAAGATGAAGAAATGCAAATATCAATTGTTTGTTTGAGTCCGTTCTGGAAAAATATCAATACGACTAGAATCGATATTTCGCAAGTGTTTGATAATTTTGAGTTTCCTTTTGCAATCGAGAAAGAAGGTATTTCGTTTTCCGATTACTTCGAAAATCGAGAAGTTAATATTATTAACAGTGGTGAAGTTGAAACAGGTGTAAAAATAACATTAACAACATCTACAAATAATATTGTTAATCCTGTTATTTACAATGTGCATACTAGAGAATTCTTGAAATTAAACACTAATATAGATATTGGAGATAAAATTATTATCAATACTAATAAAGGTGAAAAATCGATAACAAAAATATCGAATGGAATTCCAGTCAACGAAATCAACTCTTTAGGAAACGATTCAACTTGGCTGCAATTAAGTAAAGGTTCTAATTTATTCACTTATCAGAGTGAAGAGAACCAAAACTCGTTACGAGTTGTTTTTGAGTTTAATAATCTTTATAAAGGTGTTTAGAAAATGGAATTATACGTATTAAATAAGAACTTGGAAAGAATATCAATTGTTGATGAGTTTGAATCACTAATATGGTGCGAACGATATTTTGAAGCAGGAGCTGTTGATTTACAGCTTCATGCTACGCCAAAAAATATCGAAATATTTGACTTTGGAAACTACATAATGCGAAGCGATGATGTTTCGATTTATCGAATCGAAGCAAAAGAAATCAATACAAGTGCAAATAAAGATAACTCGTTAATTATTGGAGCGATTGACTGTAAAAATATTCTTAGTCAACGAATTATTTGGAACACGATTAATTTCCAAGGTCGTGTTGAAGATTATGTGCGAAAAATGATAACAGAAAACATTATCAATCCAACAGATGAGAAGCGACGCATTGACAATTTTCTAATGAAAGAGGAAAAAATCTTTTTTGATTTCATTATCGAGTCTGTAGAGCATAAAAACTTGTATGAGAAAGTAAAAGAGATTTGCGAAGCATATAAAATGGGTTGGCGAATAACTTTCGAAGACGGTAATTTCTACTTTGATTTATTCCGAGGAAAAGATTGCTCTTGCTCACAAGACAAAAATCAAAAAATTATTTTCTCGCCTGAATATGATAATCTAGGCGGAAGTAAATACAAGTTTGATTCAAGCGAATATAAAAACTCTGCACTGATTGGAGGTAAAGGCGAAGGTGTAGATAGAATCTTTGCCGATATTGGTGATAGTACAGGTCTTGAGAGATTCGAAATGTTTGTTGATGATACATCAAGTGAAAGCGAAGGTATTTCTGAATTAGCTTATTTATCCCGCTTACGTTCGACAGGTCAAAACGAGATAGCAAAGACAAACACAACAACTGTTTTTGAAGGAAATATTATTTCAAATTTATATGAATACAAAAAAGATTGGTTCTTAGGTGATGTTATCACGATTGAAAATGAATACGGAATGAAATCTGACGCACGAATTGTAGAAGTGATTGAAACTTGGGACAAAGACGGTTACACAATCGAACCAAAGTTTGAATACAATTCTTATATTCCAGAAATCTCTCCAGAATGTTTAGAAGCAGAGTTAATTTTGAATATTACGGAAAACACTGATGAACCTATTTATTTGAATAAAGAAGATTATCCACTCGGACTAACTATCGAAGTTTACGGAAAGAAAGGTGAAAACGGACAAGCAGGTGCAAACGGTGGAGCCGGAACACCTTATAACGGTGTTACTGGAGAAG